AGTAATAGAGTTTTGTATTAGAAATTTTAGGAGATCACCGCTACATGATTTCGGTTCACACCCTCATGATTGGAAACGTATGCTAGATGCTTTAATTTACGATGCGGATTTAGAAGTGTTTTTAGAGCAACAAGAATTATTACAAAAGAAATTGCGTAAAACTATTCAGAGATCACAAGCATTATCAAAATATGGATCTACCATTGATCTAGAAAAATCTTTACTATGGTCGTTTAAAAATCAAACTAAATTTAATTGTGAAGATACGCCGTTATTACCTCGTCAACATACCGATGCTATTCCAATATCTCTTAGTGCTACCTCATTAACATCATTACCTAGAGAAGTTAGAGAAAAAATGTTAGTGATTAAAGCATTGGCTAAATTTAAACAGCATCATAAGCATCATGAACATCCAGAATTATTATATCATTGTTCAGCACATCTTAGACGACAAGAACAAAATTTAACTGATGTGATTTTTCCTTTAACTCTTAGCCCATCATCTACAGAAACTACTACTACCCCTTCTTCTGGACAATCAGTGACAATCTATGATGCAGATGCAGTAGTCTATTCTTATAGTAACCCATCAGTGTTAAGAGCTAGGCCATCATCTCAATAATTGACGGCTTTAAGAGTACAGAGTTTAATATAAAAACGCCCTAGGCGGAGTTGTGTTCCTAGGGCACAATTATTTTGCATGGATAAAGGGAAAGTATCAGCCGATTAACCACTAAAGTCAAACCAAACGTCAATTATTTACAGGGAGTAAATTACATGTGTTTTATGTTAATGCTGGCCGCGTTTCGTGACCAGGCCAAGGGTTCTAACGGGAAGTATCGACTAACAGGAATTGAGACTGCTGTTTACGCCAGGATGGCCTTATATGCCAGCGAGGACGGAACTAATATTTATCCTGGCCTTAACACTCTAGTTGCTGAACTTAAGTTTTCTAAGAGTACTATTCAACGAACTATAAAAGCTTTGTTAGATAAAAAACGGATAGTTTTAATAAAGCAAGGCAACAGTCAAATGCATAAAGCTAACGAATATAAAATTAACCTGCCACTACTACCAAGGCATGTAGCTATTCAAATGCCTACTTATACTGACGCTGTGGATAACTATGTGGATAACATGCCAATTTCAGTGGATAACCCTGTGGATAATTCTTCACCTATAGTCGCAGAGACTAGGGGGGCTGTACCCAGAGAGACCAGGGGGGGTGTACCTAGAGAGACCACCCATAATCATTTAACACAATCATTAACTACTACAAACTATCATATGATAGAAGAGCAACAAATTGATATAAAAAATGATTTGTTGATGATGCAGGTAAATAAGAAATCGGTAGATAGGTGGGTTAACGAGTTTGGGTTTACTGCACTAACTGAAATTATTGTAGCTATGAGGGAACACGAAAAGAAAAAAGGGATCCAAATAAAAAACAAGGGAGCGTATCTTAGAAAAATCTTAGAGCAACAAAGAAGTAGGCATTAATAGACATAAAAAATTTAGCCCTTACGGAAACCCAGGGAGGACCGTAAGGGCTAAACATCAGCCATGATTAATTAACAATTTAGGATATTCCCGTTGAGCTAACCTAAAGGAGTTCTAGAAGCTCCTTTAGGCCAGGAGTAATCTGTTAGCGGTCTTTCAAATCACTAATAGATCTAAGAATAAAAAAATGCAGGGTAATAGTAATATTTTAATTTGCCTCTTGCAAGTCATTTGTGCTGATTTCTTCAAACACTTTGTTAATAGGCAAACTATTAATCTTTTGTTGCCTATTAATTTTTTTATCAAGCTGCCTTATGACGTCAGCAAAATCTTTGGCTAGCATATGATCTAAACTATTAATTTTTAGATAATTACATAATGCTATTTCTTCGCTATCCGACAATATTATTTTGCTTTTAACAATCTCTAATTGTTCGGCAGTAATGGTAGCGCCAACATCAACTAGATCTACAACACTAACAATATCTTTCGGCTCTTTGCCTTCCATTTCTTCAAAGGTTGGATGCACACCAAGAACATCTGAAAAGGCTTTTCTAAGTGCTTGAGCTTCTGTACATTTGGCTATTTGTCCAAAAGGTCTTTTTGCCCACATAGCATTAGGGGTTATTTCATTTTTTCCTCTGGTTGCATAGTTTTCTTTCCAATACTCTTTAGCAGAAAAGAAAGAACTCTTACCACTAGTAGGGTTATATTTTTCTACAGTCATCTTACACCATTCAGGATAAGATATTTCCATTGTTCCTATCGTTTCTGTTATCGTTGGACCGTACTCAGGTTCGCTAATCCCTAAATATAGGCCAGTTCTATCAGCGTCAATACGATATGATGCAATCCCAGGCATAAGGACATCCCTATATTCATAACTGCCAGTTTGACTGTTTTTTACACTCATAGGCACAATATGAACAGGTTTAGCAATCGGATCATACTTTTTAGCGTTACAGTATGCTAAAACCATTCCTATAGATTCATCTTTAGCCCCAGGGTAAATCGAATTTTTAAGGGTATAATAGAGGTTGCTATCAGTATCCGCTAAAAGTTCTGTTAACGTTTGTTTTGGTTTAATTGGCTTTGCATTTGAGCTAAGCATTTTAATCCTCCTGCTTGATTATCTAATTCTTTCATTTTTGCCCAATTAGGTAATGATATTAATTGGAATTTTTCTTCATACCCAGGCCACTCTTTATACCTTACACATTCGGTATATAAAGCTGCGCCATCTAAGTATTCTAATCTGCCTTGTGCTAATGAGCTTTCGTCTAAAGTAAAGCACGCTGTTAAATAAGGCGGCTTTTTCTCAACTACGAAAAAGGCAAAGAATCTTTTTTTACCATCTAATTGTTTTAATGCATCTATCTGCATAGCTGCTTGTCTATGATAGCCATACTGATAAATAGAATTTGAAAATGCTTTAATCGAATCAGTAGTTTTAAGGTCGATTATTAATTTATCATTAAAAATATCTGGTCTTGATCTAAGTGGTGTATCAAATGTGCCACCTTCCCAAAATATAGATTGCTCAACTTTACCATCTTTAAGTTCATTCCAGATAGGATGAGCAGATATAACGTTAGCCATGTCTTTAATGTCTTCCCATTCACCAGTTCTTAAAATATCTCGTCCATTAGCTGCAATTTCAGCTTGTGCGTAAATCTCTTTACCAATCTTTGTAGATAAATTCACTGATTCTGTCATACAATAAAAGGTATTATCGAATTTTTTAGGCTCCAATACAAGTGTATGAACAGCACGTCCTAGCTTATATTTTTCAGCTTGTTTCTTTAATTCTTTTTCGTCTAACTCTGTACGTTTTACGTGATATTCATAGTAATACCGTTTAGGACAATCTAGTATCAAATTGATACCAGTTGAGCTAATACTATTGTCTGCGTGATATTCGTTAATATCTAAATTGTCGTATATACCGTTTATCATTATTATTCTCCTAGTAGTTCTAATCTATCGAATAAATCTTGTATTGCTTCTAATTCAGTAGCACCATTTCCGCAACAGTTATACTTTAGTACCGCATCTTCTGCCCCGTCGTAACCGTCGAGTACTGCGGTCCAATCAAATTGGCGTTGCGGGATCGGCGCACAGTAATAAGAAGTAAGTATGGTATGTTTTGGCATTATTATTCTCCTTCTTGTAATTTTTATGTTTTTGTGCAATAATAACTACATTGTAATACAAAACGATACGATGTCAAGAGGTGGTTTATAAAAATGTTGGATAAAACAGAAAAAGAGCTATTAGGGCCAGGCTTAAGCGTGAGATTGACAGCTATAACGCGTAATAAATTAAGCGTACTTGCACGAAAAAGGGGTATGTCGCCATCTAGTTTGGCTAGATTTTGGCTGGAAGAAAGAATAAAAAAAGAAGATAATAATAAAAAAGGGGATTGATTATGACAACAACAAATGCATTAGTTTATTACCACGAACTAGTTAAAGCCGGAATGCCGGACGAACAAGCTTTTAATCAAGCAATGGCATTTGATAATGCTATTAGTCATTTGGCAACGAAAGACGAGCTAAAAACAGAAATATTCTTACTAAGAAAAGATATACAGCGCATTGATACTAAATTACAAGATTTTGCGACTAAAGAAGAGCTAAAAACAGAAATATCCTTACTAAGAAAAGATCTTGAGGTAAGATTCTCTGAAATAGATGCGAACTTTAAATTAATAGATGCTAATTTCGCCACTATGCGAATTTTTGGCTGGGCTATTATTGTTATTGTGATTGTACCGATTTCTAAGATAGTTTTTGGTTGGTAATATATAAAAATGGGGTTAAAGATGACAAATAAAGCATTACAGTACTTTTTAGATTTAAAGGCTAATGGCGCAACAGATGCAGAAGCCAAAGCACAAACAGAGGCGCTGACCTCTGTATTAGAGGGCGTTGCGACTAAAGAAGATTTAAAAATTGTAAGAGAAGATTTATTGGCGACAAAAACAGAATTAATTGCAAAGCTTGCGACTAAAGAAGAATTAACTAATTTAGGAATAAGAACTGACTCTAAATTTGATTTAGTTAGGAAAGACATACTAAACTTGGAGGATAGAATAGACATTAATCATCGGTGGATCATGGCATTTTTAATAGCCAATTTTGTTGCGTTTGCAACATTAATTATAACTAATGCTATGCGAGTCTGAACTATAATATAACAAGGAGGTTAATACTATGAAATGCAGATGTACAAGCTGTAGTGGCAATAAAAAAATTATGAAACTAGGTATGGTAATGGGCGAGTGTGGAAACTGTAAAGGCACAGGCACGCAAACAATCGAAGATAGTATCATACCAGATGTAGCTAAACCAACAGACAAGGATGTCATCAATGACGCAAAAAGAGAAGAATCGCGAGAAGTTAAAAAAACAGATAGCAAAGTTACCTCCAATCAAACTAAGCGTAAAAGGTAAACACCCTGGCGGTAGACCAACGAAATACACCGAAGAATTAGCAAACCGTATCTGCGACGCTGTAGCTACAACAACTGATGGTATGCGACGCATGTGCGCCAACAACGAAGGTTTTCCAACATGTGAAACACTTATGCAATGGCGCTATAAATATCCCGAGTTTTCTGCACATTACGCACAATCTAAGCTTATTCAGGCTGATTTATTCGCAGAACAAATTATAGATATTTGTGACGAAGAACAACACACCAGCGAAGGAATACAACACGCAAGACTTAGGGTTGACACTCGCAAATGGTTAACATCAAAACTAATACCAAAAACTTACGGCGACAGAGTTCATAGCGAATCAACAGTTAGTATTAAACATGAGGATGCATTGGAGCTTTTAAAATAAAATGTTCATCAATGATGCAGAAGTATATCACATAGCTGTAATGCTATATGAATTTATGATGCCAGATGATGTCGATGCAACGCCAATTACTTTGGCAGAATTTAAACAAAAATTAGAAGGAATATTAAAGGATGGATGAAGAGGAGGGTAAAATATGGGCTCGTTACTATAGCTGCCCTTGGTATGATTTAACTCCCGGCGAACAGGCAGTAATAATTAACTTTAGTAAAAATTGTGGGGTTAGCCACGTTATGTTCGACAGGTTTTTTACCAACTAAAAAGGAATGGCTAGAGAATGGGATACAATAGTACTAAGCATAATTTGGCAGCATTATTAGAACTAATTAATGAGTTTGTACAAGACAATCCTTTAAAAATAGAAGAATTGCCGGACTATCTTAAACAATTACCAGATAGAGAGCAGCAAGTATTAAACTTTTATTATAGGGATGGACTCACCCTTAGAGAAATAGCTGAAATTTTTGGGGTGAGTTGGTCTCGGCCGTTTGAAATTAAAAGTAAGGCGATAAGAAGAATAAGAAAAAAAATTACAATAGCTAAAAACAAATGACTGAAGACGAGATTAAAACACGCCAGCATTTAAAAGATAACTTTTTACATTATGCATCACGTTGTCTTAAAATTCGCACTAAGCAAGGCGAGATTTCGCCGTTTATTTTAAATAAAGCGCAAGAATATATCCATCAGAAATTAGAAGAGCAAAGACTACAAACAGGTAAGGTTAGGGCGCTGATCTTGAAAGGGCGTCAGCAGGGCTGCTGTTTTTCACCAGACATGCGTGTACTAACATCTGACTATAGGTGGGTACCTATTGGCTCCATTAATGTTGGCGACAAGCTGGTTAGTTGCGATGAAAACTCCGTAGGCTTTACTAAAATAGGGCGTAAACAATCAAGAAAATTCAGAACATCTACGGTAGAGGCCAAGGCAATTTTTTATAAGCCAACTTATGAAGTTTTATTTGATAATGGTGCACGGCTAAATGTAACGGCCGAACATCGAATGCTTAGCAAGCAAAGAGGGGGTTGCGAACAAAGGTGGCGACTCGTAGCGGACTTTAAGGTGGGCGATTATATTAGGATTGCAACAAGGCCACCAAACTATAAATCTAGTTATGAAGACGGATGGATGGGAGGATTGATTGACGGCGAAGGAAGTATGAGGGGCAAAAATGGCGGAACAAAAAGAGTTAGTATACACCAGATTGCTGGGCCAATTTTAGACAGGATAAAGGCATATTTCAAAAACATTGATATGCCATATTGCGAGGTGTTGGATCGCCGAACTTCGGGGGTAAGCAGTAAGCTTGGGGATAAGCCAGTACATCGCCTAGATATACACAGATTACCGTACATAATAGAGTTATTTTCAAGATGTAGGCCAACAAGATTTACTAATGATGAGTGGCATTTGGGACACGAGTTACCTGGCAAAGCAGCTACAGACGGTATTAAACCTTGGGCAAAAATAATTAAAATAACTCCTTTAAAAAAACAAAAAGTTATCGACTTACAAACTAGCGAAAAGACGTATATGTGCGAAGGACTAGTGTCGCATAACTCAACTTATGTGGGCGGACGCTTCTATCATAAGACCACCCATAATAAGGGTACACAATGCTTTATCTTAACACATGCACTGGATGCTACCAACAACCTATTTAAAATGGCTCAGCGTTTTTACCAGAACACGCCAAACTTAGTTCAGCCCGATATCAGTACTAACAACTCTAAAGAGCTAATCTTTGGGCGCTTAGATAGTGGATATAAACTAGGAACAGCCGAAAACAAAGCGGTCGGTCGTTCCAGCACCATCCAATTATTCCATGGCTCGGAGATTGCTTTTTGGGCAAACGCCCAAGAACATACTAAGGGTATACTGCAAGCGGTGCCTGATTCTACTGGTACAGAAATCATACTGGAATCTACCGCTAATGGTGTCGGTAATTATTTCCATCAAATGTGGCAGAAAGCAGAAAGCGGCATGTCTGATTTTATTGCGGTATTCGTGCCTTGGTTTTGGCAAGAAGAATATAAAAGGTCAGTGCCGCCAGACTTTAAACCTAACCATATAGAGTTACGTTTAATTGAAGCTTATCGGTTAACCTTAGAGCAAATAGCTTGGCGGCGATTTAAAATTACTGATTTATCAGTTAACGGTCAAGACGGGGAGAAGAGCTTTTGCCAGGAATATCCATGTAATCCCAATGAAGCTTTCCAACTTAAAGGTGAGAATTCATTTATAGATTCCTCAACAGTGATGCGTGCCAGAAAAGGAGAAGCCGAAAAATATGGGCCTTTAATTATGGGCGTTGACCCTGCAAGATTTGGTGATGATCGCACATCAATTATCTTTAGGCAAGGCCGTGTGGCATTTGGGTTACAAAGTTATACTAAGAAAGACACAATGGAGGTAACTGGCATTGTTCATTCTTTGATTGAACAATATCGGCCTTTAAAGGTCTTTGTAGATGTGGGCGGCTTAGGAGCTGGGGTTGTAGATAGGCTAAATGAATTAGGCCATAAAGAGGCCGTAGTTGCGGTTAACGCGGGTTCAAAAAGCTTAGATGATCAGAAGTATTCAAATAAGCGAGCTGAAATGTGGGGCAAATGTGCAAATTGGTTAGAGGATATCCCAGTACAAATACCAGATACAGACAGCTTACATGCGGATTTATGTGGAATACGCTATAGTTTTGATTCCAACTCTAGGTTAGTTATGGAGAAAAAGGAGGACATGAAAAAGAGGGGAATAAGATCGTCAGACGAAGCAGACGCGCTTTGTTTAACTTTTGCTTATCCTGTAACAGCATTTAGGGAACAGCCCAACCCAAACGCACCAATACTTAAATCATTGGCACAAGATTTTAATACTAAACTGACAGCCATTAGGAGATCTAGGAAATAAGTTTTTATTTTACCACCAATGTTTTACACTATTTAGAATCATGGTTAACATAAAAGCAAGAGTAGAAACATTTAGGGCAATTAATACATTTAATCTAGTTTTTATACCTCCTATTTCGCCTTTTATACCCTCTATTTCGCCTTTTATACCCTCTATTTTGCCGTTTATTTTAGCTTCAAAATGCAGAAGCTCGGCCTCTATTAAGTTTAAACAATAATTTAATGCTGTATTATCCATCTATATATCCATAATGTTTCTTTTAAAACTTCCCGAAATACTTTAATATTACCCCTACAATAATCGGAGCATAAATAAATCCTAAGATTGAATATACCATAAAATACTTTAATTCAGATTTAACTTCTTTAATGTCACTTTTTAACTCAGTTCTCAATGCTTTAATCTCGGCCTTTACATCTTTAATCTCGGCCTTCAAGTCAGATTTAGTTGCCAAACCTTGTAACATACTTTCTAATGCAATAAGCTGGGCTTCGGCTTGTTCCTCTGGAACTCCGCTTGCTTTTAAATCTTTTAGATATTGTATAACCCTAGCGCTATCCATATATATCCCCATTTTATAGTTATTTCCTTAGATTTTACTATACTAAAAACTTAGATACAAGGAATGTATCTATCTAAGTAGTTCAACCACCATGAAAAGGATTTCAAATGGTCGCTAAAAAGCACACGGATAAGTTAAACGAAATTAAAAAAAATATTGAGCAAGCGCACGAATATTTTATAAAGAATGTTAATCGCTTTAATGACTTTATGAAGTTTGTCTTCCAGACTTCGTTGTCATCGGACGATATCACAAAATTAGATGTACTACAAAAGCCAGCAATAGAATTTAATATCTTAGAGGCGATGATATCAAGACTCAGGGGCGAATTCGCCAAACAAGAACCATCCATAGTAGCTCGGGCGGCTGATGGTGTTAGGATAGAAGAGCTGACCCCTGAGTTTTTACAAACATTAGAAATAATTGAGGCGCATTTACGCGAGATTTTCTTTGATGCCTCGAATGATGCATTAGAGTATAACATTTACTCTGATTTATTGGCTGGCGGCTATTCTGTTGTTTATGTTTATACAGGATATATTAATGAACTGTCGTTTGAGCAAAACATTAAGGTGGAGCGAGTATTTGATCCAACTTTAACGGGCTTCGATCCTTTAGCAAGAGAATCGCATAAGGGTGACGGCAATTACTGCTTTCAATTAATTCCTAAATCAAAAGAAGACTTTGAGGAAGAATTCGGCAAAGGTTCAGCTGATAATATGAAGTTTGAAAGATCGAGCGCAGTAGGGGATTTTAATTGGAGCTATTTAAATCAAGATCAAGAAATCATACTGGTTGCTGATTATTACTGCAAGAAGAAGAAGAAAGAAAAGATAGTTAAACTTTCCAATGGTCATACTATTGTTAAAAAGCATTATGAAGAATTCCTTAAACTATGGGGAAATCAAGGCTTTATTGAACAAGCTCCCGTTGTTATAGATGAAAGGGAAACTATTATAGAGACAATCGACAGATATATGGTTTGTGAAGATAAAGTACTATCCCACGAAGAAACACCGTATAAATTTCTCCCATTAGTATTTATTGACGGCAATAGTGTTGTAATTAGAGAAAACGAAGATGGTGCATCAATGCAGATGACACGGCCTTTTGTTTATCATGCTAAAGGTGTACAACAACTTAAAAACTTCTCAGGACAGACCGTTGCTGCCGAAATTGAAAATATGGTACAACATAAATTCATGGTGGCTGTAGAGTCCATCCCTGAAGACTACGCTGATGCTTATAAGAACGTACAGCAAGCATCTACATTAGTTTATAACGCATTTTACAAAGATAATCCAGAACAACCTTTACCTCCTCCAAGAGAAGTTCAACGAACTCCTACTCCTGACATTGTTAATATGACTTTTATGGGAACCGATCAAGTTACCCAAACTATATTAGGTACGTACGATTCCATATTAGGAACTAACGATAAGCAAATATCAGGGGTCGCCATTCAGCAAGGCGCTATGCAATCTAATGCTGCCGCTATTCCTTATTTACAGGGATATATTAGAGGATTAAATAGGGTTGCTCAAATAGTTGTTGACTTAATTCCTAAGTATTATGTAACGCCTAGAAGTTTACCGGTAAAGGCACCTGACGGTAAGCGCTCTTATCAAATTATTAATCACCCAAACAATCCCAATAGTGTAGACTTTAGCTACAACCCAAATAGTTTACAGATTAAGGTAGAAGCAGGTGTTAGTAGCGCAGTACAAAAACAAGTTGCATTAGATCAAATAATTAGAATGATGCAATCCAGTCAATTGTTTGCCGAATTTATTAATACCATGGGGCTAGAGACTATCCTAGATAACATGGATATTAGAGGCATTGAGGGTCTCAAAGCTCAAGCCGTTCAGTTTATGAAGCAATTAGAAGAACAAAAAGCACAACAGGCCCAGCAAGGTAACCCAGAAGAAACAGCAATGCGCGAGCAAACCGAGGCTATTAAAGAAATTGAGATGGCTAAGATTCAGCAACAACAACAAAAACAAGAGGGGGAGCTGGCTATTCAAGCCGCTAAAGTTGCTAATGAAAAAACCCTAACTGACGTTAAGTTTATGCAGATTATGGCGCAAATTAATCAGAATCAAACCAAACTTGGAATTGAACAAGAAAAGGTTGACTCTGAAAATGCTAGAACTGCAATTGAGCAAGCAATGCAACATGTTCAAAATTTACGGAAAAATGTAGAGGATAATCACAAATAGAAATTAGCTTTATGAAAGAAAAAACTACTACTACTGAAACTACAGCACGAATTAATAAATTGCTCGAGCTAAAAAAGAATCACTCTTTAACTACTTTTGACAAAAGAGAATTAAATAATTTGTTGTCTCAGATGGCAAAAAATACCAAACGAGACAGAGCTAGAAGCGGTAGGGCTTGGGCGCGTGGCAGCATCGATAGAATTAATTGTCCTGGCACTGTGCTTAATGGGGAAGTAATAGAGTAAACTTATTGCAAAACAATTTAATTTAATGCGATACTCTAAGGAATAGAATAGGGAAATTATATGATAACTAAATCGCGTACTTTCCCACCGCTAAAGCCCCTTGCTTTGATTACGTTAGCAGAATATGAAGCACTTGAGTTGAAGCAAGATTTAGATTATAAAAATCTTTTAGTTGATGCTAAATTTGAAGCGGAAAGAGGAAAATTATTTTTAAAGGAGTAGAAAATGTCAAAACTAACTACTAAAGCCAGAAAGAGATTAAAACCAAAAGAATTTGCGCTACCTAAATCACGTAAATATCCAGTACCAGATAAGGCTCATGCTAAAAATGCTAAAGCTCGTGCATCTGAGATGGAACATAAAGGCAAGATATCTAAAGCAACAGAAGAAAAGATAGACGCTAAGGCTAATAAGGTTCTTAAGGGAAAGAAAAATAAATGAAAAACGAAGATGAACTTGTACCTGTAATAACTGAAAAACCCGAAGAAGAAAAGGTAATCGAGATTGCAGAGGATTCAGTTATTCTTACGGATTATGCGCTTAGTGAGAGTGAGCTTGCAGAATTTCACCGAGAATCCTCAGTTGAATATTGGCGAACTATAGAATTACCGCCCTCGCCTAAATATAAACCTGGCGCCCCATAAATTTTAACAAACAAGGAGAGTACTATGCCTACAGATAATCAACCTAAAAGCATTACGACTGTATTGAATAAACTTAAAGCCGAACTACACGAAGCTATGGCTAATTTCCATGCTAAAATAGATGCCATTGGACATCATGTTGAGGCCGAAGCACCTAAGATTGAATCCGATGTTGCTAGCGCAGTTTCCAATATTCAGCCAGAAGTTAATGAAGCCGTTAATGCGCTAGCAGCGGTTGAACCAGTCGTTAATACTGTAATAGGAGTTGCTGCACCTGAAGCATTACCTATTGTTGAGGGCGTTGAAAGCGCTGTATCTACAGTAGCTAGCGTGGTTGACGCTCCTAATTCGCCAGCTAAAAAAAAGCTTAGAATATAGTATTAAGCGCATATACACTAACATAAATTATTAGTGTATATGCTATTTTTTATCATTGATTATACAGTTACTGTATAATCATGCAGAAAGATGATTGGGCAACAGAAGATTTTATAACGTACGAGGTTTTAATTATTTTAGAAGCACGCATAGAAAAGTCCATAGAAATTGCAATCAATTTACTAAATGCTGGGGTTAGTCCTGAGATAATAAGTAAATGCGTAGGATTATCTCTAGAAGAAATAGAAGAATTACCAAGATATGAAGGGCGCACTTACTAATTTTCTTTTATTGTACTAATATACAAATATTCATATTAAATATCCTAGCCGCTAATGATTTGAACAACCGTTAGCGGCTTTCTTTATATTATTATCGATTATGTATGGTTTTTAACTATTACTGTAAAATCTGACCAGTCTTCTACTTTGAAAGCTCTAATGTCTCTTACTGAAAGCCTAAACCAGTCTATATTAGATAATATTCTAATTGCTTCATAAAGGTGGGATAAGGTGTTAGCGTCTTCTTTTGTAGTATAAAGACTCCCTTGTTTCCATTCAAAACCTACTTCTTCCAATTCTTTGGAAATTTCCGTATAAGCACCATTATAGGGTTCGCCATAATGCTTTTTTAGATCGTCAATTTTTAAATCAAATGCTATTGCGTACATACTAAAGTCCTTAATGGAAAAACAATACTTTAACTGTTCCGCCAGCAAGAGCCAAGAGACCACCCCACATAAATTTACGGATGTCGCCTTTTATTTCTTTTACGTCTGCCTTTAATTCTTTTACGTCTGCCTTTACGCCGTTTAAATCTTCTTTTACGCTGGTTAAATCTTCTTTTGTAGCCACATGATCTAATGCAGAATTTAAAGCATAGGTTTGGGTTCTGGCTTGTTCCTCTGGAACTCCCCCAGCTTTTAGTTCTTCAAAAAATTTTAATGTATTAATATGTTCCAATTTATTGCCCCCCTTTTTAACATTATACCTATCTAACAAACTATAAACAAGCACTAGAATTGCCGCGACTAACATAAATCACATTAAATAACAAGCCCCTACAAAAAATACTTTCACGGCTAATATCACGGCTAATTTCACAGTTATCCACAAAACCCTGTGCAAAATTTGCACAAATCTAGAACGTGAACTAGAGTTAAATTACTAGGTTTATACAGGATGTAGAAACTTAGGTTCCTACCGAGCCATCGGGTATAAATGGTCGCGAACTCAGCGCATGAGGTTATTTTACCGTCACGGGGAAATAGTGGGTTTATGGATGATATAGAAGCTTCAGGGATCGAAGCGCCAGCTACTGAAAGTGAACCTGAAAAGACACTACCAGTTAGCAAGGTGAATGACATTGTTAAACGGGAAAAAGCCCATGTTGCTGAACGCGTGCGTCAACAGATGCAAGCCGAGTATCAGGCAGAACTTGAAAAGATTCGTGCTGAATCTGCTGTACAACCAGCGGCTACGGGCGAAAACTATACCTCCGAAATTGAACGGCGAGTATATGACAAGCTCATGCAGGATTTGCAAAAGCATCGTGATGAGGTTGAAAGAAAAGCTCAGGAAGATGAGTTAAAGACAATTGCTGATCAGTACTACCTTAAAATGGGTAAAGGCTCTCAGCTATTTGAAGACTTTAACGAAGTCATGGGTGATTTTGAACCTGATAAATTTCCCAATGCTGTAATACTAGCAGCTCAAATGGAGAATACGCCAGAGATTATGTATGAACTGGCTAATAACCCATCGAAGTTGTTAGAAATAGATTCGCTAGCTAAGACCTCGCCTAAATTGGCGACAAAACAGCTAGAACGTTTATCGAAATCGATAAGCCAGAATCTAGAAGCAAAAACCAACAATGTTAGTGCCCCTCCTCCTTTATCAAAACTTAAATCTTCTTCGGTCGGTATGGATAGCGGCAAGATGACGTTGAAGGATTTTAAGAACGCTCCTTGGTTGAAAGGCTAAAGATCGTTAACCTCTAACTATATTGCCATGTCTTTACCTGGATTAACTCTAGATAAAGGGAAATTTTACCATGGCAGGACCAACAAATATATTACAACAAGTGCAAACATACCAAATGTCTTCACTTGCGTTTCTACAAAACTTAAATTGCTTTATTTCTACCTCGAACACTAAATTTAAAAACTTCGAGAAATTAGTAGGAAACTTAGGGGATTCAGTAGGTTTTGATTTACCTCCTAGAATGACTACTACTAACTCTTTGGTTGCAACTTTTCAACCAGCCGATCAAAGAATACAAACTTTGGTTTGTGATCAATCAGTTTCAACTAGCTATGCATTCACATCTCAACAATTTATATTCAATGTTGAGGAATACATGGGGCGTTTCGGTAAAGCTGCTGTTCAAGAAATTGGCGCACAAATCGAAGCTAATGTCGCACAAAATTGTGTAACTAATACTTACAGATTCTTTGGCGATGGTGTTAATCCAATTAATAGTTACACTCAATTAGCTAATGCATTAGCATTATACCGTAACTATGGTTCAGCTACTGGCCGCGCTAAAGCATATATTGGTGACACTGTTGTACCTAACATCGTTGGTACTGGATTAAACCAATTTGCAATGGATCGTAATAACAAGATTGCGAACTCGTGGGAATTAGGAGAGTTCTCTAATTGCGATTGGTACCAATCTAACTTATTACCAATTCATATAGCCGGAACAGAAGGACAACAAGGAAGCACTTTAACTGTAGTTTCTACTACTTTAGATGCAAATGGCGCTGTTACAGCTATTACCTTTAGTGGTACCCATGCTGCAAACGATGCTAACTCTGTTCAACAATACGATAAATTTCAATTTAACGATGGTGTATCGGGATATACTAACTTGCGTTACAGAACCTTTATCGGTCATAAGGTATCTGCTAACCCAGTTCAATTTCAAGCTACATCGGCTGCTGCATCCACTTCTGGATCTCAGGTAACCGTTAATATTTACCCAGCATTACAAGCATCTGCTACTAATGCTCAAAACTTGAACACTCAAATATTACCTGGTATGCAAGTATCGGTATTACCAAGTCACAGGTCTGGGTTGATAACAGCTGGCGATCCATTGTTCTTAGCAATGCCAAGATTGCCTGATCAAGTACCGTTCCCTACAGGAAACGAAAACGATCCAGAAACAGGTGTGTCAATGCGTATGTATTACGGAACTCTATTTGGACAGAATCAGATGGGGATGATCCACGATGCAATATGGGGTAGTACACTTGTATCAGAATATGCGATGGCTTTGGTATTTCCGTTATAAATATGTGTCCAAACTTTATTTTTCATGGATTTAAAGATATAGTGAATTTCTTTAAATTGCAAGAGAAATATTTATGGCGCTTAAAACGGTCTTATGTAAAAGATGTGGAAAAGAAATCCAAAGAAGACAATGGGGTATTTGTAAGGAATGTTATGAGAAAGGTAAAGCTGAAAGAAGAGCTAAAGTTAAAGCTAAAATTCGTGCCGAAAAAAGCTTGCCTCCTTATGGTTCAGGGCTTCGGAACCCCATTTGTTTACTTTGTGCGAGTCTTAAAGAGAATAAAGATAGTGGTTATTGCAATAGTTGCAAAAGAGAAGCTGCTAGCGCTAGGCGCATTATGCTTAAAAAAAATAATCCTAACTTTATTCAAGAAGAAAGAAGCCGCAGAAAAGAAAAGTACTCTAGGTGTGCTGAATATAGACATAAAGTCAAAATTCAGAATTTTACCTGGCAAGCTATCAAATTCGGTGTTCTTGTTCCTCAACCATGCGAAGTTTGTAGTAAAACAGAAAATATTGATGCTCATCACACAGACTACTCAAAACCTCTTGATGTTAGGTGGTTATGTAAAAGTTGCCATATTAAACACCATAGAGAACTGGAGCGCAATAAAGCAACTGAACAATCTTAATTTAAAAGGAAGAATGTTATGACAATACAACCAAATTACCCTATGGTTAACCTTGGTAACCTTTATGTCCAAGGTGGTGCGCTTTCCTTTGTAAGTGGCACTAGCATTACAATTGCAGCTGGACAGTTCCGCGATTCAACTAACGTTAATGATATTGTTTTATCAAGCGCAGCTACTATTGTGGCATCTGCTAACGGAGCTAATGGATTAGATGTCGGCTCTTTAGGTAATAGCACTTTATATGCTGTTTACGTAATAGGAGATTCTACTGATTATAATCCAACTGCTGGTCTTTTATCAGCTAGCTTTAGCGCTCCAACACTACCTGCTGGTTATGATATGTTCCGCCGTATTGGATGCGTATTAACTAGTGGTGCTGCTGCAATTCTAGACTTTAGCCAATCTGGTCGTACTATGTGGTATGCGGCTGCCATTGCAACTGCTGTAACTGTTGGTCAATCTACTGCATTTGCTCTAGTTAATGTTTCAGCAATGGTACCAAGTACTGCAAACTCAGTAATACTAGAATCAGTTTTAACAGCTGATGCTGGTGGTACTCGTACTGCTGCTTTTAAAGCTAGCGGTTCAAGCTCAACAGCTGGACAGGTTATTACGTCATCTCCTGCTAGCACTGTTACTAGTACATCTTTAGTTTGTCCTTGCTCGACTATATCAAGCACAACTGGCGTTGATTACTTAGTATCAAATGGCTCTGCTTCATTAGCAGTTTCTGTATTTGGCTACGTAGATCAATTATAAGGAGCACTTGTCCATGGCTTATCCCGTCACATTGCTAATTTCTGAGGCATTTTATACCTCGGGAATCGTATCACGCAATTTCCAAACAGTGGCGGGTGACCAGGAGCAAACGGGCTTTTTAAAGCTAAACGAAATCTTATCTGATACTGCAATTGAGGAAGATATGATCCCTTATTTTACGACATCATATGCCTTTAATGCAGTGCCTGGACAAGAAATGTATTTTATCCCAAACCTATCTGATCCAGAAACTTTAACGTTCTTTATTAATACCATTCGGTATCAAATGAGGAAAGAATCACAAGATTTATATTTTGGGGCAGCAAGAGCAGAAAACGTTGAATCATTGCCTTATAACTGGCATTGTGAACGTTGTTTAGGTGGCTGCAATTTATTTATCTATTTCTTTCCAGATACCGCGTACCCAATGCAGTTGACAGGACGCTTTAGATTGCAAACAGTAACTATTAATCAAGATTTATCTTTAATCCTTGATCAATACTACATTAACTATTTGCAATATAGATTAGCAGATAGATTGTGTACTGCCTACAACTTTGCACCTTCTCCATCATTAACTAAACAACTACTACAATACCAACAAATGATCTCAAAACGATCTAGCCCTATGGATTTAAGAATTAATAAAATATCGACATTAACTCCAAGTCAAAGCATTAATTATGCACAAATAAATCTTGGAAAAGGGTGGACTACCGATTAATTTATAGGATTGTGCCATAAATGAGACAAACGCCAAACTCACGAAGAGAAGAAGTAAATGTTGTCGGTGGTTCAACTTTCGGTCGATACAAGAAAATCTCAAGTGAAAAAACCTATAATATGTTCGTATCTGATGAATGGCTAGTTAACACCGCTGGATATCAAAAGGTTTATGAATTACTTCCAGAAGGATTAGGCCGTGCTGTTTTTACTAGTATTCGTGGTAATCGTTTAATTGTTGTAGTCGACAGTTTTGTTTATTCATTAAATGAGCATCTTGTCCCTACTTTTGTAGGAATGCTGGGAACTGAAAGAGGCGTTGTATATATAGATGAAAACCTAAACTCACAGATTTGTATTGTAGATGGATTAAATGCTTATATCTATAATTATTCGTTACCAGGATCTAGTTTAACGGTTCAAACTGGTTTAGGTAATCTTGTCCCTGGCTATGTAGATTATCATAATACTTATTTTCTTTTTGGAAATGCTGACAGAACAACTAATGGTGCTGCATGGTATGCTTATCAATATGCTACTCCAACAACCATTACACAAGCAACTACTGGCCAATTTGCTTTACAAACCAAACCTGATTATGCGCTTGCTGTCGTTAGAATTCCTGCTCAATCAGCTAACGTTTTAGTTATGGGAACATCAGTTTGCGAAATATGGATGCAAATTGGGGGATTACAAAACTATAGAAGAAATCAAAACGTAAGCGTAGATTATGGCTGCGCTTCTGTTTCAACTATTGCATCTTCAGATAAATTTATAGCATGGCTAGCTATAAATGAAAATAACGCCCCTACTATTATGGTGTATAATGGGCAAGAATTTAAGCCAATATCAACAGATGGTATCGATCATCAATTGTCTCATATTCAATATCCAGCACAATCAACAGCAATGTTTTATAGACAAGATGGTCATTTATTTTATCAATTAACATTTTATAATCCAGCAGATAATCTAACCATCCTTTATGATTGTACGACTGAGATGTTTTTTAATCTTAGTGATTGGGATTTAAATTATCATCCAGCCAAAAATTATGCTTATTTTAATGGACAGACTTATTTTATTTCTTTAAATGACGGGGATTTATATTTATCATCTACTGATTTAACAACTTACAACGAAAACTTACCGAATGCCATACCAGATCCAACTTTAATACATGAAATCCAAAGAATAAGGATTTGCGACACCATTAGAGCAGATGACAGTAGCCAATTTAGACCAAATACTTTTGTATTCACACTTGAGCAAGGTAACGATAAAAACGTTACAGGGTTATCAATAAATAGCCCTGGGCAGGATTTATTAATAACGGAAGATTTATTTAACCCTCCTGATGATACTATCTACACAGAAGCTGGGCAACCAATGGCAGCTGAGGATTCTTTAGATATAGCATCAATAACAATTCCATATCAGCCAAGAGTTGATTTAACAGTTTCAAGAGATAGTGGAATTACTTGGAGTAATACAGTATCTAGAAATTTAAACCCAATAGGGATGCGTCAAAACATTCTTAACTGGGAAAATTTAGGGGCATGTAATAGTTTAACTTTAAAACTAAGATTTTGGGGTTTAAGTCGGTTTGTAGCTAATAATGGAATGGTGGAGCTATATTAATGGACTTACCAACATATTTACAAGGCATTGATCACGAAAATTATAACCAAGAGTTAAACCAAACTTTAAGAGATAATTTAAGTGATAATGGCTGGGTTGTGCCACAGATAACGATGGTAAACTTAGCTATAATTGAATCACAGATGCCAGATGGTACATTATGGTATGTAACTGATAGTACGCCATCTACATTTGTTGGAAAAGTTAACGGTAGTTTAGTAAAATTTACAACTACTTCGTATCCATAAGGAGCATAGGTAATGGGATTTTTTAGTGGTATAGGAAAAGCTTTAGGTGGCGCTGGCAAGGGATTTATAGGAAGCGGCGGTAGTCCTTGGGGGGCTGCATTGGGGGCTGGCATGAGCCTATTAGGTGGTAGAGGCGGTGGTGGTAATGCCGGAATGGATTATTTAAATCAAATTCCAGGCATGGCTATGGGCTATTTAAATCCTTATACCGAGGAAGGGAAGAAAGCCTACAGTAGCTTACTCGATCAATACAGTAATACATCTACTACTAACCAAAATCAATTTCCCGCTGAATATAGCCAAATGGCGCGCGATCCTAATGCTTTCGTTAATAACTTAATGAGAGGCTACGAGCCATCGCGCGGCTATAATTACAAACAAAATCAAATGCTAGGAGCTGCTAGAAATAGTGCAGCATCGGGCGGTTTTGCAGGTACTCAATACGATCAAGGACAACAAGCAGAACTTGTTCGCGATCTCTTAGGTTCTGATATGGGCGAGTACTTATCAAGAATTATGGGAACTCAAAATGCTGGGTTGGCTGGTGAAGAAAGAAGATTAGCTGGACGCGCCAGTGCTTTAGGCGGTATGGCTGGTACTGGATTTAATGCATCCTCTGATTTAGCTAATATATTAGGTTCAAATTTAGGACAAAAAGCAACTTTTGATTTTGCTAATCAGCGCCAACGTAGATTAGATAGGCGAGAAGATAATAACGACAGGAGCGCATTATTTTCTAAATTATTTGATAGGGGCGCCAACGGAAAAAGTATGTTTGATACTTTCAGTTCTAAAATAGGTTCATTTTTTTCTAAGGGATAAGCGATGCCAATACAAACATTTAATTTTGCAAACATAGAGCCTATGAAGCTAGGAAGTAGATTTTCTGATATTTTAGCTGGACTCAAAACTAGTGAGGATTCCGAAGATAGAAGAATAAAGAATGAAGGCTTAGGGCATCAAAATACTATTTTAGGCGCTGAGGCACAATATGCGCCAGATAAATTTAAATTTGCAAATGCTATTCAAGAAGCTAAGGCTAGATATGCCGCAGAACAAGAACAATCAGAAATTGCTTTAAGAAGAGCGCACGCACATCATGCAAACAGTCAAGCAGAGCATGGTGGCCTAACTGGCGCTCCAGCTGAAGCCTTCGCTTTAGAACTATTAAAAAAACGCTATGGAGCAAATAGCGATGTTTATAACAATGCTAAAAAAAGCTATGAATTGGCAAATCATTCTAAGGAAGTTTTAAACGCAAACAGAGAAGAATTAACAAAAAATGCTGGCAAAAGATTTTCTACTCCTCTAGGAAAGCTTCAACAAGAACGAGCTGAAATTGAAGCTGGGTATATGCCAGGAACTATGAATAGTGATAACCCTATTCCTTTAAATCCTGAAGCTCAGCAAGCATTATTAGGAGAAGTTGATAATAAGATATTAAAAACAAACACTGATGCTCAAAGCCGAATAAAGAATATATATGCAACTAATATTGAGAAAACAGTTGATAATATAAAGGTTGATGATTTAGTTAGGTATGGTGGTCTTGCGGGAGGGGTAGCAAAAAAGATAGAGCAAGGAAAAGCTCTTGTTGGAAAAGAATCTGAGGATTATAAAAAGTTTCAAGAAAAT